AGCGCCTTGCCGAGTGCGGTCTTGCTCTGCTGGCACCAAGCGCCGACCGCATTGACGACCGACTTCGCGCGCACGCGCACGAGGTAGGACACATCTTCCTGAACCGGCGGCGTCGCGTAGGTGAGATCGGTCGTCGTGCCGGAATCGATCAGCACCGCTCCGACCCACGTCTCGACCTCGTAGTGCAGCAACCACATATAGCTCGCTGGCGTGGGCGTGATCGTGGCGCGCAGGCGCGATGAATACAGGCCGTTCTCGAGTTGGTAAACCTCCTCGTCGAGCGCGATGCTCACGCTCGGCGGCGTCACCGGATCGTCGAAGGTTGTGTCGACGTAGGTGGGCGCTGTCTGAACGACGGTGCTGTAGTTCGCGTCGTCGTACTCGGTCAGGTCGTATTGCCAGATGCCATCGCTTACCGCGCCTGGTGGCGAGCCGATCCGCATGTACTTGGCGTCGAGTCCGCCGGGATACGTCACCGAGATCACATCGCCGATCTGGTGCTTGATGCCGGAGTCGAAGACGCCGAGAGTGAACGTGAGATCGTTGTTCAGTTTGTTCAGCCGCTCGATCGCCTCGCGGTACGCCTGCGAATAGCGCGTGATCCCCGGAAGCTGCACGGACGAAACGCGCCGCGGCAACGTGCCGTTGGTGACGCCATCAAGTTGCTTGCGGGCGACCCCTTCACGGTTCGGGATCGAACTTGTGTCCGTGTAGCGGATTTCCATCACGGTCGGGATGTTGCCGAGATCCGCTTTCTTCCTCGGCGAGATCGAGGCGATCGTTCCGTCCGCGTGCGCGTACGAGGCGCAGGGCGATGCCACCCCGTCCACCAGCAGCTTGAACTGGTTACCGTCAGGAATGACGAAGCACCCGGCATACGTGCGCAGCGTCTCGACGATCTCTTTGACAAGGGCAGGCTCGCGGAAGGCGATGCTCAGTTTCCGCCGCGTCTCTGCCGGACTGCCGATCTGTGCATCGCACGCATCCGCTGCTGTTGCCAGAGACGTTGAATCAACCGGGATGCCAAGACCGTAAGTAGTGTTAGAGAGAAAATCTGCGAGACATAGCGCCGGGTTGTCCGACCAACGAGTCCCCGGAGTTCCGCGAGGGTCATAGACGAGGCGTCCTTTCACTCTGGCGGTGATGTCGATCATGCCGTTGAAGTCAGCGGCGGGGATCTTCACGACCGAGTATGCGTACCCGTTCAACGTGTCGTTGTAATCGACTGCCGGTGACTGGGCGGCGAACGCGGCTTCGAGCGTTGGATCGACCGTGTTCTGAGATCCGGTGTAGTTCGTGTATCTGCCCGCGACTGCAGGCTTCGCATTCACGTACAGGTCGTTGACCGAATCAAGCGCGTAGCCCCAAAGGATCTGCACGACGATCCACTGCTGATACGGCAGGAAGTTCAGCAGCAGTCCGCCGACTCGAGGCTCGCCATAGTGAAACGGGATCGCCGAACCTTCACCCGCGAGCGTCAGTTGCCGATCGGTCGGCGTCTCGGCGACGTTGTTGATCGTCGCCGCCGAGGCGACGGTCGTGCTCTTGTAGACGGTGGGCGGCAGCAGCGGGTGAGAAATCTGGTAGTTGACATAGTCCCGAGTCATGTCATCGAGCCACGTCTGCGCGGTGGCGATGTCGAAACTCGCGTCACTCTGCGTCGCCAGCCATTCATTCCCGACGCTGTATGCCGCCTCGATGTTGGTGACCGACGCGGCGTCCCCGCGCGCCTTCACCGCCTCAAGTGCGTTCTGGTACAGATCGTCGAGCGCCGCCTTCGCGCTCGCCAGATCGGTGACTACCGTCACGCTTCCTCCATCTTCACGCGCACGCGCCACATCCCGCCTGGTAGCCACTCTTCCTGCGGTGGGCCGGCGAAGCGCACGACGCGAGTGACGCGGTCGGACAGATCGGTGAAGTCGATGTCCAGATCCTTGTTGTTGCCATAGAACGTGACATAGTTGTCGCGCTCCGTCTTCGTCATGTAGTGCTCGAGATCGAACGTCGACTTGTCGTCCGTATACATTCGCCTCGTCTTCAGTTTGCCGTTCGTAGCGCGCACGGAGATGCGTCCGTCCGCCGCGGCGCGCTGCGGTCCGGCGACCGTGATCAGAGTCGGGTAAGCGGCATTCGCCATCAGTTCCTCTCAACCGTATAGATCGTCTGCCCGATCCTGAAGGTCTTGCCGACCGGGACGACGGTCGTGAATCCGTTGGCCGGCGTCACGAACTGCCTCGGAGCGTAGACATATTCCTTCGCCGAGCGCACGGTGATCTGCGCCGCGTCCACATCGACGGTCGCCTCGCCACCAACGCCTGACGCGAGGAAGACCGGGTCGGTCGCGCCGAGCACAGAACCGATCCCGGCATCGAATCCGTATATCTGGATCGCCCGGTCGCTGATCCCGTAGGTCAGCAGCAGAGATCCGATCACATCGTCGACGTTGCCGATCTTGAGTGTCCCGCTGATCTGCGCCGCATCGACACGAAGGTCACTCACCATCACGTTCGCCGACTGCCACACCTGCCCGCTCGGCCATTCGACATCGCCCTGCGTCGAATAGCGGAGCGGCTGATTGAAGGCGATGTAGATCAGGTAGCCTGGTCGAGTGACCGGTTTGCCCTGCGCCGTGTTCAGCGCATCACTGAGCGTTCTCATGGCGAGTTGACTTCAGCGGGCGGTTGCATGTTGACGATGACATTGATCGGGCGATTGGCAACCTGCCCGATAGCATTGGACACGATGGCCCCGATCGCCTCGGCGCTGCGGTTGACGGCGATCACCACCTGATCGATGCCGGTGCGGACACCCTGAATGCCGGAGTCGATCAGGCCAAGCTGCCCCTGCTCGATCGACTGACCGTTCTGCGTGACGAGAGTCAGGTAGTCAACCGGCGCCGTGTTCGCCAGCGCATCGAGGTTCGTGTTGTTCTCTTTCAGGTAGTCGGCGATCGACGTGAACGCATCCTCGGTATTCAGCAGCGCGGCGATGGCCGGCGAATCCCCGGCGCGCAGCGCGTTCGTCATCAGATCCTTGAACTCGGCCATCGTGTCGAGTCCGGCCGTCTCGATGCCGGCGCCCTGCAGATTGGTGACGATGCCGCGGGCGGTGATGCCGGCGCGCTCCGGGTCCGAGTAGAAATGCTCGATGTACGAGTTGACCTTGCTGGTGAAACTGCTGATGCCACCGGTCAGTTGCACCAGTGCGTCGCGCGCCTCGACCGACATATTCGCGAGGTTGCTGAACGCGCCGCCGATGTACTGAACTGCCCGCGCCGCCTCATACGCGTTGCGCGCCATGCCCATCGACGCCTTCAGGTCGTCGATCGAGATCGTCACCAGATCGAGGGCGCGAACGAAGTTGACCACGATCGCGTCGGCGTCGACGATCTCGTTGACGCCATCCATGATCTCGGCGATGGCATCCGCCCGAACCTTCGCCTCTTCCTCGGCTTTTTTCTTGATCTCCGCGGCCGTCGTTTCAGACGCATCGATGACCGCCGTGAATGCCGGGACCAGTTTCATCAGCGAAACGAACAGGCGTCGATCCGCTTCGTCCGTGAGATTCAGACTGTCGACCACGTCGCGGAACTCTGCCCTAGTGTCGACCCATCCGAGATTCAGTTCCTCGAGAACGGCGGTGACATCCTTCGTCTGGATGGCGAGCTTTTCCTCGGCCGTATACATGCGGTCGAAGTACGTGCTGACCGCACTGCCCATCTGACTCAGGCCACCGAAGAGTTCGATCAGCGATGTGCGCGCCTCGACCGTCATGTCCGGCAGTTGCGCGAACACGCCGCCGAGTTCGGTCAGTGCATCCTCGAGTTCCTTCGCCTGCGACGCGAGCGCAATCATCGCGTCGATATCGTCCTTCGTCGCCGTCGTCAGGTCGACCTTGGCGAAGAAATCGGCGAACGGTTTGGCGAGATCCGCGCCCTGCAGTCCGGCGATGAACATGCGCTGCAGCGCATCCTCGATCGTTTTCTGCGCATCCTCATTGGCGACATTCTTGTCGAACGTGTAGTCGACGTTGCCGCCAGTGACGCGGCCGTACACCTGCTCGCCCTTGTTGTCGGGGCTGGCCGAGGTATAGATCGCGAACTGCTGTGCGTTCGCCGTCCCGCCCAGTTTCTTGATCGCGTCGGCGATGCTGGTGGTGAGTTTCTTCAGCGGTTCGTCGTACGCAGTTGCGCTCTGCAGGTTCGGCGCCTCGGTGAACCATCCGCCGAGATTGGTCTGTCCTGCCAGATTCGCGGTCGAGAAATTCTGGATGGCCGGGTGCGACTTGTTCGCGCTGATAATCGAGTAGATCGCGTAGGCCGCGGCGATCCACGGCACCGCCTGCCCCATCATCGCGACGACTTCGCCCGCGCCCGTGAGCGTCGGCGCGATCAGGCCGGCGCCCTCCACACTCATGTTCGACAGCGTCGAAAGGCCGAGCGTCTGTCCAACGCCTGAAAGCGCGAACGTCTCGCCGAGCGTCCCGGCTTTCGTCCATAGGTTCGCAATGGAACTCAGTCCGGTGATGCCGGAAGATTTCTCTGACGCCGCGGCAGCGCCAGCGGCGCCGAGTCCGACCGCGCCGAGCGCGGTGCCGACGATCGACTTCACTACCGGCTCGACCATCAGTTTGATCACCAGCGTCTTGAACGCGTTTTTGATCGAGTCGACGAGGTTCTGCAGGAATCCCTTGCCCTTGTCGAACCCGCGCATCAGCGCATCGGTCAGCGCATTGCTGATCGACTCACTGACGCGTACCCATTCTTTCTCGACATCCTTGGCTTCCTCGACGGTCTGCTTTTTCTGGCCGTGCGCCAGTTCCGCGGCATTGAGATCGCGCAGCGCATCGATGCGTTGACGGATCAGCAGCAGATCCTCTTCGGTGGCGCCGCGGGCGAGTTGATCCGTCGCCCACGATTCCATCCGGTTGATCTCAAGCTGGCGCTCGACGAACAGGAGTTGCGCCTTGGCTTCGGCGTTCAGGCCGAGCACGTTCGTCTCGTCACGGATCTTGTTCGCCTTTTCCGTGATCTTCGCCGTCTCGGCGGTGTACGCGTCGATGAATTTCTGTTCCTGCTTCAGATACTCGGCCTGGTCCTTCGCGAGCCGCGCCTGCTGATCGGCCAGATCCTCGGACGCAATGGCCGCATACATCAGAGACAGCACGGCCTGACGCATCCCCTCGGACCATTTGGCGAACGCCGGATTCTTCAGGATCTCGAGCAGCAACGTCTGCGACTTCGACAGGTCGGCGGACTTCGCCTCACTCTTCGTGAGCAGATCCAGACCTTTCTCGTAGAACGATGCCCACTCTTTCGCGGCGGTGCGCTGATCGGCGAACTGGTCGCCGCCCGCGCCCTTTTCCTTGAATTTCTCGCGGATGGCGGCGATCCGTTTCTGGATCTCTTCCTCACTCTTGCCGGCCAGTTCACCGAGGCGGCGTGCCTCGGCGATCTCGCGTTCCATCTTCACTTTCTTGCTGAGGTACTGATCCTCATCCTTGTACCAGCGGTCCATCGCCCGCGTGCGTTCCGCCTGCTCGGCGAGACTGCCGGCGATGCGACTGTTCAGGCGCGCAACCTCCTGCAGTTCCGCCTGCTGCTGGCGCAGCGAGTTCAGTGTTGCGTTCGCCGATTCGATTGCGCGTGCGTTGTCGACGCCTGGTCCGAGCCGCTGCAGGTTCGCCACGCGTGATTCCTGCGCGCGGATCTTGTTCGATATCTCCGACAGAGGATCGCCAGCACGACCGATGCCCATGATCGCGTCGATCACTTCCTTGCTGACATCCTTGATCGCCAGCCACGCGCGGCTGACCAGTCCGAGATTCTTGATCATCTCGGGCGTGCGTTCCTCGATCGCCTTCGCGTAGGCGTCCTGCGCCATCCTCGCGGCACCGGTCATGTCACCGGTCTGCTCCAATGCGCGGATCTGCTCGTACATCGCGGGCGTGAGGAAGTTCATCGCCTCGTTCAGCTTGATCACCGACTTGAGCGGATCTTTGCCGAGATCGGCGAATGCCTCGGCCGTCTTGGCGATGGCGGGGCCGCCCGCGCGCTCGAGCTCGATCGCGGCCATCGAGAACCGCTGCAGTTCATCGGCGGCGACGCGGCCGGTGCGTACGAACACGTCGAGCACATCGGTCGCCTTGCCCTGCGTCGTGCCGATACGGTCCATCGCCGCGGCCATTGCCGTCAGGCGTGGAACCGTCGTGCCGACCATGTTGCCGCTTTCGAGCAGCGCGAGATTGAGTTGCGTCGTTTCCTCGCGCCCCTTGGCGAAGCCGTAGGCGAGCACGCCGATCGCGGTGGCGCCGATCGTAAGTGGCGTGATCAGCGACCAGAGCAAGGTGCCCATCGCCTTCGCCGCGGCACCGATGCCGCCGAACATATCCTTGATCTGCCCGCCTTGCTGCAGGAAGACCATCATCGGCGGCTGGCCCGACGCGAGCGACACGAAGATGTCGGTGAACTGCGCCGGCAGTCCGCGCATCGACGCCTGAATCTGCTTGGCGGACAGACCCATGCGGTCCATCGCCTTGCCGGTGCCGATCTGTTGCGCCTCAAGTGCCTTGAGCGCGTTGAGTTCGGCCTGCAGCGGGCCGACATCGACGCCCTTGATCTGCGCCAGTTTCTCGTAGTACGCGCTACCCGATTTGCCGAACGCCGCGAACTCCGCAGTGGTCCGCTGGATCTGGTTGCGGATCGCGTTCTGCTGCCTGGTGAGTTTCTGCTCGGACGCCGCGCCTTCATCGCCGATTTTCTTGACGCCGACCGCGGCTTCCTGTCCTGCAGCGGCGACCGTCTCGCCGAGCTTTTGTCCGGCAGATGCGAGTGCGGCGAGTTCCTGCTTGCCCTGCGTCGCATCGACGCCGATCTTCAGATCGACTTCGCGTTCATTAGCCATTGGTCGTTCCGGTCATCGTTTCCATCGCCGCCGTTTCAAGGATCTGGATGTCATCGAGCATCTGTTCCCAGTCGTCGCCCTTCAAGCCTTTCTCATCCATCAACCGGAACGCGACGGAATAATCCAGCCCCGAAGGGCCAGAGAATCCAGTCCGCCATTGCGTCCCGAGTCGACAGAACAGACAAACCGCCGCCCAGTTATCGGGCCAGACCTCCGTTTCCTTGTTCCTGTAAATCTTGCCAAGATCGAATCCACCCGCGGCCGGCGTCTCTTTCTCTTCCTTCGCGTAGAGCGCCGCCGCCGCGGCTCTCAGTTTCCCACTCGCCCTTCCGAGATCGCGGTGCGGTACGTGTTAATGATCGCCAGCGCCACACCGGGCAGTTCATCGCAAAGCTGCGCGACGTTCTCGCGGTTGAATTCCGACTCGAGGTTCCATCCCTGCGCGACCTTCAGGATGTAGTCGGCGTTCGTGTCGCGCGTTTTCGACAATGCCTCTTCCAGCGATGAGGCGATCTCATCCTCGGTGCGCGCGGTCGATGCAACCTTCGCCTCGGCAAAGAGTTCATCGATGAATTTACCGAACTCCGTGCGTGTTCGGTAAAGGTAGACCATCTCGACCGTGCCCTCTTCGCCCTCGGGGAGCATGACCTTGATGTTGTGCTTGAACGTCTTGGGCCTGTTGCCCAATTTGATCTTCGGCATCTCGGTTCTTTCTAGTTATGCAGTTATGCATGTTTGAAAAAGCCCGCACGCATACGGTCGTGCGGGGTAAAGGCCGCGCCCAAGCGGCCAGAGGAGACAACTATTAGGAGCCGTAGGTGACGGCCTTGCCGAGCAGCGAGAAAACCGCGGTGATCTGGTTCGCCTGCCCCTGTGCCAGCATCGGCACTTCGGACACGGCCATGTAGCCGTACCCGTAGGTGACCGCGCCGCTCGCCAGCGCCAGCTTGAAGGCGACGGGAGTCAGCACACGCGACAGCGCCATCATCGCCTGCAGCGTCGCGTCGGACGAGTCGTAGCCGATCGTCAGCGTGATGTTGGTCGGGTTGAATCCGGTCGGCACCTGAATCGCGGTGCGGCGCGCCAGCGGAGATATCGTCGTGAAGCGAGGATCGCCACCGGATGTTGCGATGGTGAGCACCTGCGGGATCGCCACCCATGTCGAGATTTTCTTCACGGTGCTGCTTGCACCAGCGCCGGCCGGGAACGTCGCCACGTTGGTCGTGTCGAGTCCGGTCAGACTGAAGGTGTCGGCCGTCAGTTGATCGAGTTTGAACACCGAGTCGGCCGCTTCGGGCCATCCGGCCGAGTTGAAGTAGACGATGTCGTTGTCGAGCAGGCCGTGCGTGGTGCTGGTGGCAACGCCGGGGTTCGCGTTGGTGAAACCGGTAATCGTCTTCGCCGCGGCGAAGGCAGTCGAATCTGCGTAAGAGAAGGTCGCGCCTTCCGGAAAACTGTATGACATTTTTCACTCCTGAGTGATTAGCCCGGTTGGGCAACATGAAGCAATCGCCCTCGCGGGCGCGCGAAGGGCGGACGAAGATTCATCGTGCCGCCCAAATCGAAAAGTCCTGAATCGTTCCGCGCAGGCCGGTGTCTTCATCCAGAGTCGCGATGAACTCCGAACTGGCGCGAGCAATGAAAAGCGGTGTCTCGGTCAGAGCGCGGTGAATCGCCTGCGCCATCGTGTTCGCCTCGAGCCGCGTATCGGAGAACACATTGATCTGAATGAACGCATTGCGCGAGTTGTGCCACTCGTTCTTCAGCGGGGCGATCAGCGAGCCGCCGATCTGCTGCCACGTTATGTACGGCCGCGGCGGATCGTTCGGCGCGATGTCCGGGTAGACGTTCGCGCAGATCGCAACCAGCACGGAACGAAGATCAGTCTCGAGACTCATCTCACGTCCCCAAGTTGATCTCTGCGAAGAACTTGTCCTTTGCTGCGCCGAGCGCCTGGTCGAACTTCGACGCGGCGGCACGGACGAACGGGCGCGCGGCAACCTGTTTCGGCGCAGGATGACGGATGTAGAACTCGTCGCGACGACTCTTCGGTATCGATTTCATTCCACCCGCCTTCATCGCCAGCCATTCCTTGAGCTTTCCCGCCTTGATGCGCGTGTGATACTTGCCGTCGCGTCCGAAGTAAACCTCGTACGTCAGCAGGTGACCGTACTCGACCAGATGCCCATGCGGCGCCTTCGTCTTGTTCCACGAGATCCGGTAGTACGACTCGAGATCGCCGGATCTCTTGTCCATGAACGCCTGATAGACCGCCTCGCGCAGCACGCCGCGCATAATGAAGCGCTTGCCGAGCATCCGGTCGACGTTGCTCACAACCTCGTCGTGAAGCACCTGCGCGCCCGCTTGCGCCGCCGGCCGCACGGCCTTGGCGACCTTGACGTTGATGTCGTCGATGATCGAGGCGAACTTCGCGGTGTCGAACGTCATCTTGAAGCCGCGGTCACCCGGCGCCGCATTGGAACTTGGCGTGCGTCCGTACCGGTTCAGGAACTCTTGTGCGTCGATCGCCACGTCACGTCCCCACTTTCGTTTCGCTGACGCGATCCGCCGTCAGATCCAGATACCGGCCGCGCTCCTGCTCCAAGACGCTCGTGATGTGATAGACGTAATCGTTCCAGAGGATTCGCATCCCCGAATTGACGACCAGACTCGGATGATTGCGGATGCGGAACGACGCCTTGACCAGACTCGTCTCCGCGCCCGCGCGCAGCGACTCGAGGCCGCGCAGGTGCCGCAGATCCGACATCGTCTTTTCAACCTCGGTCCACTCTTCCGAAGGTTGCCCCAGTGAATCCTGTCCGGTGACGCGACGCTGGATCGTGATCTGTGCCCAAAACTTCGCAATGATCATACTGTCAGCACCCGGAACGGCTCGAGGTACGAACTGAAGAACGCCGGCGGCAACTCGAAGGCGGTCATCGGCATCGGTGCGATGTCGACGCCTGATGTCACGTCGTACATCGCGCCCACGGCGAGCAAGATCCAGCGCTTGACCTGATACGGCATCATGTCGCCCGGATACCCGGACTCGTAATGCACGACCACCCCGTTCGTGTGTTCCCACGTATCGGGCCATGAATAGCCGGGTGCCGGGTAGATCCAGTTGCGGATGTCACTGGCGTCGTCGACGACGTAGTTCGACGGGTCTAGTGTGAGCAGCGTTCCGGCCGGGTCGCGGTACTTGAGCGTGAAGACCTGACTCACCCGTGGCCGCTCGAGCAGGATGTCGGTCGGGAACCGGTCGAGCGTCAGAACAAGCTGCTGGCGCGCGAAGCACCGCTGCGTGATGTCTTCCGCCTGCTCGCGTGCGGTCGAGATGAGTTGCCGCACCAGGTTGTCGTGCTCGCTGAACGAGATGTGGCAATGAGTCTTCGCCTCATCGAGCGTGACCGGTTCGGTGTCTGGCATCGTGAGTCGAACAACTGGCATCTGTGCCCTCTTCAGGTCCGGTGTGTATCAGGCGTCCGCGGACGCTTCGATTCCTGCGTTTCCGGCCGCACGGTCGGTATTGTGACGGGGCGGGCCGATTCTTCAATGCGCCCGCGCCTTCCTTCCCCGGTCCGTCCCTGACCGTAGACAATCGGGGACAGATCCGCGACCAGATCGGCGAGCGCGGCCGCGGTGTCGCTGATCTCCGCGGTCTTGACCACCGCGGCCGAGTACGCGTCTCGGGCGACCACCGTCGACTGGTAGATCCCCTCGCCGCCGAGTTCGCCCTTGTATGTCCAGAACGCCCGCGCGGCCGACTCAAACAGGACGCCGATGATTTCGGTGGCGCCGATCGCGTAGGAAGCCGATGCGGTGGCAGCGTGATTGGCCGTGATACGTGCTGTGGCCGTCAGATCGGCCGCTGCGGCCGCGGACGCTGCGTGGGTGACCGAGTACCTTACCGTGGCCGAGATCGCGTCGCCTGCGCCCGCCTGGTAGGCGACGAAGTCACTCCCGCCGGTTGACGTGTCGGTAACGAACCCGGCCGCGGCGGTTGCGGCATGGGTGACCTGTAGCCGCTGCTTCGTCGTGATCGAGTCGGTGGCGCTCGCCGACCCCTGATGCGCCGCCACCCCGATCGTCTTAACGGTCAGTGTGAACGTGGCCGCGGCGGTCGCCGTGTGGGCGGCGACCAGTCTCAGGGCGACCGTGGCGGTGTAGACCGCCGTTGCCGCCGACGTGTAGGTGACCGGACTGTTCTGCTGCGCCGCAAACGAAGTCGCTGCTGCCGCCGCGCTCGCGAACGTGCCGGCCGATACCTGCTTGGCAGAAACCGTGTCTGTCGCGATCGCCTCGGGCGTGTGGGCGTACTCGCCCGGACGCATGGCGGTGACGCCGAACGTGGCCGCGGCGGTGAAGTCGGCCGCGGCCGCAATGATCTGCGTGCCGGTGAACGATGCGGTCGCCGCCGCCAGCCCATCGTGGACGCCGATCTTGCCGGCGATCCCGGTGAGGGTCAGCAGCGCCGCCGCCGTCTCGGCGTAGGTCACTGCCTGAACTCGAATGCCGCTTACCGCGTCCGTCGCCGCCGCCGCGCTCGCGAAGGTCGGGCTGAACTTCAGCAGTCCGGTTGCCGCCCCGGTCGCCGCTGCAGAGCTCGCGAAGGTGACGCCGATCTTTCCAGTGACCGCGTACGAGTCGGCCGCTATGGCCGCGGCCGTGTGCGTCCCGGTCTGCGGTCCGCCGGCAGCGGGAGTCGGCACGCGGAACTCGATCCAACTGATCCGGAATTCAGCGCCGCCGACGTAAGTGGAGTCGGTCGTGAATCCGGATGCGGCCGACGTGGCGAACGTGACGAAGATATTGCCCGCGCCGGTATTGCTGTCGGTCGCCACCGCGGACGAGGCGAAGGTGACCTGGAGACTGCGCGCACCCGAGTTGCTGTCGGTCGCCACCGCGCTCGACGCGAACGTGGCGGCGGATTTCTGAACCGCGGAGACGCTGTCAGTTGCGCCCGCAGCGGAAACAAAGGCGGCTACATACTTTCCGATCGCCGACTGACTGGTGGTCGCGATAGCGGCTGATGCGAATGCGTCCGATATGCCACGCGATGCGGCAACAGCATCGGTCGCAACGGCGACAGATGCAAAGGTGACCGATTTCGCGACGCGGCCGGAAACGGAATCGGCGGCGGTCGCCACGGAAGAAAACGTGTGCGCCGATCTCTGCACCGCCGAATCACTATCCGTCGCAGTCCCGGTCGACGTGAAGGTGTCGGAGAGAATCTGCGTGGAATCGATTTCGATCGCGGCACTCGCGAACGCAGAAGCAGAGGTGCTGCCCCATGTGACCGTTGCGTTCGTGATGCCGGTGATCTTGTACGCGGCACGGGCACCAGTTACCGGAGTGTTGTAACCCTGGTCAGTCGCCGCCGTGTAGGTGCTCGGGCCAGTTACGCCTGATGTGTTGGTTCCGTTCGCAACCGCCGAAATGATCGTGTTCGCCGTCAGTGGCGTGTTGCTCAGTACAGGCGCAGGCGTCGTTCCAGATCCGCCGCTTGATTGACCGCCTGAAGACCGGATAGCGCTTGAGCCGTATCGAGAACCCCCTCCGACTCGATAGACGAACAGTCCGCCGCCAGTGGAACTCGTCTGCGTCGCTGTGACCGTCATCGCCGAGGCGCTCACGGCGGTCGTGCGCGCCCACACACTCAGGGTGCCGGTTGTCGAAAACCCGGTGTAATCACCCGCGACCTTCGTCCAACTTCCAGACTGTGAGTCGGTGATGCCTGACGTTGCGACACCGGTTGATACGCAGACGGCGATAAGCAGATCGCCAGCGGCCGGAGTGAACGAACCAGTCGACTTGTTCCCGATCGCGGTGGTTAATACCGGGGTGACCGCGGTAATGGACAGTGCCATTACGTCACCTTGCCGCGCACATGAACATCGGTGTAATCCGAGATCAGATCAGCCTCGGCGCCAGCCATCGTTAACCAGAAAGGCGCACCCGCAGCGATCGGTCCTGCGACCGACCATTCAGATAACTTCGTGGACGTTCCCTGCCAGATCGCGAACGTGAGCGTCTTGCCGGAAGGGATCTCGACCGGAACCTGAAAGCCGAGTTCGTGATGGTCGTTCGCGCCGGGATCGGTGAGCGCACTGACCTTGATGTCGAACTCTGCGCCGAGCGTCACCGTCTTGATGTAATCGCCATCATCGGGCACAACTTCATCGACGACCGCGTACAGGTCCGGGCCGCTGCTCGCCGTCCATCCGGTCGTTGTGATGTCTGCGATCGGATGCGATATCTGGTAGGCGATGCCACTGACATCGAATCCGGCCGTCACCGCCGCGACGATGCTCGCGACGTAGGCAACGATGCTCGAGACGCTTTCTCCCGCCCGCGCCTGCGCGGTCACGGTGGCGAGCAGAGCGAGAACTGCCGCTTGACTGGATGCCGCGCCTGCTGCCTCTGAGATCGCGGCTACGAGTTTCGCGGCAGCGGACGCCTGGTCTGTCGCCGCCGCCGCTGATGTGAGTGTCGCGAACAGTTTGCCAACGGCGGTGATCTGGTCGGTCGATGCGCCTGCAGATGTCAGCGTCGCAAGCAGTTTCGCAACCGCAGTCGTCGTGGCCGTGGCCGCGGCAGAGTCGGCAATCGTGCCGGTGAGTTGCTGAACCGATGACTGCGCACTCGTCGTGAATACCGCCGCCGCATCGCTGGCGAACGTGGCGGTAAGCACCTGCGGCCCCGCGGCAGCTTCGCTCGGCACCACCCACGGGACGAAGTGCAGGCGCGGTGGAGCGCGGAAGAGTTGCCACGGGTCAGTTTGCAAAACTGAAGCAGCAAGAGCGACATTCAATTCGCCGGTTCCAAAAACAACATAACCAGTCGAACCAAGACTGTTGTATCCCGTGTAGAACGACCCCCATCCCGTGAAGGCAACCCCATCATCATCGAATGTCCGAAGATCGGCGGTCGTCCCTGTGCCAACGGTCACAGTGCCGTCAACGGCGATGATTGGCGCAACGCCAGACTTTCGGTATCCAATGACGGTGCTGTACGCGCCGAGCGCATTCGATGAGGTTACTGAGCCGCCACCCCATGTGCTAAGTACAAGTTTGTTTGTCGCGTAGGTTTGGCCGAGCGATACGTTGAACCATGTGTATGCGTTGCCGGTATCAGAAAGCCAATAGCCATCGCTAGCAAGCGACAAATTCGGTTTGATCCGCGCAATGAACCACCACGGCGCTGTCGGCGGAACAACGTAGTACAGGCACTTCTGGTTTATCTTTACAACGCTGTTCAGCACATGGTAGATCGAACCACCTTCGACATTCGGCCTGAACTCATAGCCGCTGCTTCCACTGGCGACGTACCCGTCAATCTGACTGCTAGGAGTGCTGGCCGAACAAAAATCCAATGACCGTAAGACACGACCACCGCAGAACTCTTTACGCGGGACGAATGGGCGTTGTTTCATTGCGGCACCAGAATCGCGCTCTTAGGCATGCGCTGCGCGGGCGAGGGGAGGAAGATCGTGCGGCACCGAAGTTCACGGAAAATCTGCCACGGATCGCGCTGCCACTCCAACATCTCGACATCCAACAGTCGGCGATTCCAAACCGCGATCAGGTAAATGCGTCCATAGAAGTAAGTGACCAAATCCGCCCTGCTTGCGATCCACGTTTCCCGCGTCGTTGGTGGGTCAAGCAACACATTCGATCCGGCGTATTGGAGTACACCGGCAGAACCGGGGACGCCATTGACCATGAACGTCGGCACATCGTTGAGATAGCCACTACTAGAAACAGAAACCTTGTGTCCTATCCCCGCAGCAAGCATGTTGGATGCCGAGCCGCGCCAAATTGAGTAGTAGGTAGCGGTTGACTGAATGAGGCAGATGTGGGAGTCCGTAGGTCCGTCACCAATTCTTAATTCAATGCCACCACCTATTCCGTTACTGCCATTGGCGGCGCACAGAATCGCGCTGTAGTTTGCCAGCGAGTAGACATCCACGTAGGCGCCAATCGTGAACGGCCCCGACTTGAGCTTTATGGCATTGATTGCGTGGTACTGGATTTGACCAGTCGTCGAATTAGCCGCGAGGCCGCAAGGTCCACCGCTAAGTGGCATCCACCACGGACTTGTGACCGGAGACGCATTGATGAGTGAGACGCCAAGATTCGCAGAAAAGGTCGAAGCCAATCCAACAGTCAACGGATTGGTGTTGTTAAACTCGATGGTGCGCGGTTGCCTCGTCACCCTCGACGGCAGATGCAGCGCAGGCGTAGCGAGTGCCTTGGCGCGCGGCACGCCGACACCGGGGACGTTGGGGATGAAGATAGTGCGCGACGGACCGGGCGAGCGGAAGAGTTGCCAAGGGTTTGCAGTGAGTTCCCTCAACATCAAGTCTGAAAGCGCAACGTTCCAATCGGCATGTAGCAACAGCGTGCCGTCAAACACTTCAGATCCTGAAGTATTCCTCGCCCCATAGATCACGTTCGGTTCGGTAGGATTGGAAAATGACGCTGATGCCGTCCCGTTGCGAACCAGCCGACCATTGACGTGATCTAGCCTCACGTTCTGACCGCCAGAATAGGAAACGCTTGCACAAGCGAGCACACCTTGAGTCAGGCCAGCACCACTCGTATTCCCCAATTCCGAAACGCCCTGAATAACAAGGCGCATCTCGCTACCGGAAACTGCCCACTGGCAGGTGAAATTCTCGCCCGAAGAAAGTGTCCCGCCGCTCGCGCCGGGAATGAATATCGCCAGCCGCGTGAACTCATTTGCGTTTGCAGGGCGCAGTGCTTTTGTCCCAACCCTGATGTAACTGCTGCCTGCGGTGTTTAGTTTCCACCCGGCCCCTATGGAAGAGCCGCCGAGCGAAACACCAGCACTGTCGTTGACAAATCCACGGCATCCGAATGACGCGAGATCGTAAAGACCTATGCCATTCGGCAATGCCACTGAAATGATGTCTTTTGTATACGGAGTTTTTGATAGTTCAATGGTGCGCGGTTGCCTCGTCACTCTCGACGGCAGACTAATGAACGGCACTGCGCTTCGCTTGACGTTCTCAAACAACGCCCACGGATTTGATTGATACTGCCGCAGGTCTACCGTGCCGGTCGAATCAACCGCGAACATGATCGGGCTGGCGTATGGGCCACCAGAGGAAAACCGCGATCCGATGTATGGCACGCCAGTTATCAATGAAGGCGACCCGCCGCCTTCTGTCTGCGTCGGCATCCGGCCATCAACCCAAATCTCATACGTCGATCCGGTCCAATGGAAAACGGCAACATGCACTCCGTTGTTGAGCGCGTAAGAAGCCTCGGTGATCCCTCGCCGACCACCATTGAGTACGGACAGCACTTCATCTGTTAGATAACCAGTGCTACCACCGAACTGAATGCTTCCTTCGACCGCCGAACCATCGGCAATCGTCGCCAGCAATTGATTACCACTGACCGAATTGATCGGACCTAGCGAAACGGAAAACAAACACAAGACGCTGCGCCATTCGCAGGAGCCGAACGCGGTCCGCTGCGTGGGTCCAGAAGCAGTTGCCCTGAGAACTTGGAACCCATACTCATCGCTTGGAATCCAGTTAGCGCTTGGTTGCTCCTTCGATTTGCGGTCAGCGCGATAGAACCCACCATCGAGAACGTACCCGGCTTGAATGGGCAAACCAGATGTAAGGCCAACAGGTGTGTCGGGTTGCCTCTCCCAACGCGAAGAGGCGAGGATGAGTGCGCCTTGCGAGGTCGATCCATCAGGCGCGCGGGTGAAGTAGGAGCGCATCAGATTGGCTCACTCGCGTAAACGGCCCAAGGGTTCATCGCATAATCAAAGTGCTCTCTGGCGGATAGCGCGCGACGAAACAGCGCCGCGAAGTAAGCCACTTCTGCGGAAACACCCGTGGTCAAGACACTGAAATCCACGTTGGCATTGTTGACGGCACCCACGCTGAAAGGACTGTCAAACTGCTTGCCGTTCACGTAGAAAGTCAGCAGCGATCCTGTGTTGGTGAACCCCACCACCATGATCTGACTGTCTCCGTATGAAGTGCCGTCCCAAATTGAAGTGGTCGTTTGGTAGTCGGCAATCCCACCATGAGTGAAACGCAGATACCCATAATTCGCCTCTTGAAACGCCAACCCAACACCGGCAGAAAACTGGTAGAAAAAATTGAAGTTGCCACCGTAAGGAATGATGTTGGTCAGGAACACTCCTGACAATGGAAGTTTCAGGACGGGGAGCGCCGGGTAGATTATGTTGTTACCAGTAACGGGGATGACACTTCCAAGTCCCCATTTGGTCGCGCGAGTGCCGAGCGTGTAAGAACCCGCCGCGCCGCGCACCAACTCTCGATTCCGCACGCAGTCGAAAAGGAACAGCAAATCATTCCTCGGGCGAGCAGGACCACTCGGTTGCCTTCTAACCGCCCCCGGCAACTGAACCAGCACGACAACCTCCTACGCTGCGGGCGCGTAGGTGAACGGCTTGATCTTGACCGTGATCGGCGTGGCCGAGTAGACGAGTGATTGCGCGGTCGAGTTCTTGATGAGGAACTTGGCTTTCTGCACGCCTTCGAGCGAGATCACAATCGAGCGCGATCCGGCCGCCGTCACGTCTTCCATCACGAACGATCCGAAGAACTTTGTGCCGCCTGGTACGTCGCTCGTGCCAGCCGCCACTGGCGACTCGGCCGCACCGTCTGCGCCCTGAGTGATATAGCCGTAAAGATCAATGGTTGATCCTGCGGCTGGCGCCACGCTCCACGCGGTCGGCCACGTCAACGTGGCGAGGCCGTACGGGTAAAGGTTCACGGAGTTGTCGAGTTCCGCAACGGTCGTGCTGCCTCCGTCGTAGGTGTTCGATCCCGATGTGAGCGTTGCCGCGTGCGAAATGACCGTGGTCAAACTGCCGAATTTCATTGCCGCTTCGTTGCTCATCGCCCACTCCTAGAAACGGTTGAGTGCGTTGCTGACTTCATCCTCAGTGACCAACGCACTGAAGTCGCGTTTCTTGGCGGTGACGGTGCCGGTGGTTGCGTCGGTGCCAAGGCCAATGATGACCTGTGCGTTGGTCATGTTGACCAACGCGGCCTGAAGGATCGCCTCGGCGTCGCTGCCGCCAGTGGCGTTGCCCCAAACGTCCGTGACCCACTTGCGGACCTTGGCCCGGCTGAAGTCGCGCGGGAACCGCATAAACGCCTGATTCCATGAATCGCGCTTTCCGGCGCTCAGAGTATCGAAGGCTACCCAATTGGTCGCCTCATCAGAGTCTTGCGCCGCCATGCTTTCGTTCCACGCCTTGATCGGCCCCGGCGCGCTCTGGTTGCACCAGACCGTGATGGCGGCGCGATTGCCGATGGCAAGTGCGGCCACGACGGTACTGTCCGCTGAGGCACGTATCCCGGCCGCGAGCGCTTGCTTTTGTGCGTCGTTCATTACCTTGTCCTTTCAAATTTCACCGGATGATTCCGCGCCTCATACTCGGCGGTTTCCTTGATTACCCGCAGTCCGCACTTGGCGCACTTCGTTTCGAGTTCAACGATGCGGCTCGCCCATTGCTGGTTGACCCTCGCCAGCGCAACTCGCTCACGGTGCTCGAGTGCGAACGCGTGAAGATCCGCGGGCAGCGATGCGATGAAGTGTTCCAGTTCCTTTATCTTGTCCGACAGCACTCCGTTGCGCTGCCTGAGCCGGTTGACTTCATCGCACAGCGCAACCCGTGTCCATCGGGCAAGATTCTCGGACACACTATTTTTTCTCGACCTTAATGATGTGACTGTCGAGCCACTTCGTCCCTGCGTGCAGCACTGAGTTGACCGCGCCCCACTTCATTCCAGGTGTCACGATCGTCGGCTCGCTGTTCCATGTCCACTCGATCGAGTAGGCGCCGCCCTTGTCCTGGTGCTTGGCCGCCATGTCGAGCGTTTTCATGCCCGACACCTTCAGGTCTTGCGCTTGGGCATCGGTGACGTTGTGCAGCACGGTCGTCTGTTCCAGTTTCACGGCGTCGCCGACCTTGACAACCATCTTGGCGGTGACATCCGCGGCGCTCGCGAACGCGGTCGCGAACAGCAGTGCAATGAAAAGCATGATTGATTTCATCTGATCCTCGGGTTGTGGAGTGATTGCGGCGACCGTCAGTGCATCGCCGCCATCACGGTTAGCCTACGTCGATCGAGACGGAGACGGTCACGAGCAACTGGTCGCCCACGCTCGAAATCGTCTTGTCGCCGCTGAATAGCGCCGCGGAGTACAGCGGTGCCGTGGTCGACAGCCTGGTCGCGCCGCCTGCAATGAACGCGCCCTTGACCGTGCCGGTGCCGCTGAACGTGAAGTCGACGGTGCCGGTGCGCGCCAGCACGACCGGGTCGGCCGTGGTGGGCGTGCCCCAGTTTCCCGACAGCGCGCCCCTGTTGGTGCCCGATGGCGTGCTGTAGTTCGGTGCGTACGTCGCCGAGCATTCGGCCCAACTGTTTCCCACACCAGACAGGTTCGCTGCGGTGTCGGCCGATGTCGGTCCGGATGTGTAGCTCGCGCCCGAGATCAGGCCGAGATAGTTGGCGGCGGTGTAGGCCGACCCCTTGAAATACTGGGTCAGCAGATCCTTGCCGCCTTCGATCGTGACAAGGTTCTCGGCGTAGAACTCGTCGATTACCTCGCCATGATGGATGTGAACGCAGTCGAAGCGGAACCGAGGAGCGTGGCGGCGGAAGTCGACCCCGCCGCTGCGAATCAGTTTCGCAAGGAGTGCATCGGTCATGGAACCCAAACTCTTGAACATGCTTTTTCCTCTCGTCGTTGAGTTGTCGGACGGATCGTCGCCGATCCGGCCGACGATCACTCACTGGTTAGGCGTTGGTGACCTTGATGCACTTGAGGGCGTTTTTGTTCAGGATGATTCCACCCTCACGACGACGGATGTAGAACTTCACGAAGCCGATGTTCGTGACGTTGTCACGCGTCACACGCAGGCCGACGCGGTCGGCGAGCACATAGCCGCGGCGGAAGTCACCGAACAGGATCGGGTACTTGTTGTTGCCGGGGTCGTCCATCTGTTCCCAGATGGAGATCGGCTTGCCAAGCAGCATATCGGGCTGGCCGACGATGAGGCTCGGTTGCCAGAGGTACTGAAGATCCTGATCCTTGAGCTTGCGCAGTGCGCCGGCCGTGACGGAGTTGAACGCCCACGTCCCGTTGCCGCGATAGCGCGAGTTCACGCGGTACTGCAGATCGATCACCGAATCCGGCAGGATCGCATTGGTCGCGCTGACGTTGGCGATGAACTCGATCTCGTCCGCATCGCGCGTACCGGCAGCGTCCGTCTCGTTGGTCGGCGCGCTGTTGAAGATGCCGGTGGGCTTCGACGTTCCGTTGCCCGTAAGGACGGCCGTGGCTTCCGCAATCGCGAATTCCTCGGCGACCGCTTCCGACAACCACGCTTCGACATCGAAAAAGATGTCGTCGAGCGACCATTCGGACGCCTGCGGGTACGCATACAGTTCGCCGAAGGTCGGAGCGATCTCAACCAGCGACGGCGATGCCGTACCCGGCCGAGCATCCGACTCACCGACCCACCCGCTCGTGGCCGTATTCACGCTGACCAGTTCCTTGTAGTCAGCCGTTCCGGAGCGGACCACCTTCACCAGCGAGCGAACGGGCGAGAACTTGAGTTCCAGTTTCTCGATCGCCGTGCTGATCTGCTCGGGCACCGCGTAGCCGCCAGCACCGGGCGTGCCGACCGTGACATCCGCCTTGAACTCGGGGCGACGCATGAGATCTTGCATCTTGCGTTCGTCGTCCGCCGATTGGCCGCGCGCACGGAACCACGAAAAGAACGCGGTCTTGTACTCGTCGCGCAGTTTTTCGATGTTCGACATCCCCTGCCCGCTGCGCTTCGATTCCAGTTCCTCGATGCGGTCGCGCTGGAACTGCACTTCGCGTTCCAGTGCATCGCGTTTGGTGACCGATTCCTTGATCACCGCTTCGATCGACGCGAGCTTCGTGTTCAGGTCGTTCGCGAGTGCTTCCTTGCCCTCGGCGATCGCCTTGACTCGAGCGTCGTTCGTTTTCTTGAATTCCTCGAATGCCGTGGCGGTTGCGTCAATCGCCGCCTTGATTTCTACAAAACTAGACATGGTTCGTTCCTTTGTGGAATGCCTGTGGTCGGAACTACCTCATCGACGCCGCGCCGACTGTGTCCAGCAGCGAGTTCGCCAGTTTCAGCAGTTCCATCTCTTCGTCGCCTTCCGTTCCGGCATCCCACCGGTCACCGTTGGGCATCCCACCCATAGGATCAAGGTCGAGCGACAGTTTCGCGATTAACGTGCGCGACACGTTTTTCGAGCATCCCAACTTGCGCAGGTATTCCTCAAGTTCGCGCTCAGTCGGGACGTATTCACCCAACGCCGAAAGCCGCGCCTTGAGGGCTTCGACCTTCGCCAGAGGATTCATTGCCATCGAAACGATCGATACTTCAAACAGTTTCACTTTTTGCAGAATCCGGGTGTCGCCACGCCACGCAACCTCTTCGGGGCGAAAGCCGATCGACAGACCGCGCACCGCCTTTTTCTCGAGCAGCGTACGGACATCGCGTCCGAGACTGGTATCGAGCACTTCGCCGTGGACGAAGAGTCCACTCTTGTCTTCGGCCATGTTGAGCCACACTCCGGGCACCTGGTCGGCCCGGTGCATCCAGAACATCAGGGGCATCGTGCCCTCTGCCTTGAATTCCTTGAGCGACGCATCGAATGCGCCCGGAGCGACAACGTCGCCGCCGAAGTCCACGTTGTTGAACACCGAGCCGTACCCGGTGAACTCGCGGGCACCGACCGATTTGATCTCAAGCGGGACGCTAACTTGCATTGTCATTTGCTGCTCCGTTTGGCTTGTCGGGCGGCTTCGCTGGTTGATTGGGCACACTGGTCTGCCCGCTCGGACCTTGCTGCCAGTAGGATTCGCCGCCGTCTTTGGCGGGGATCGGATTCATGCCTTCGCGCTCGCGCCAATCGTTCGGCGTGATAACTCCGGCTTCGCGCTGGATCTTCAGTCCCTCCTGACGCGACTTGAAGTCCGCGCGCAGGCCAGCATCGAGGTTGAAGCGGATCGTGACGCCGCCGCGGCGATCGTCGTCGGTCAGCAGATCCCGTTCCATCGCATCCTCGAACATCGAGACGTACGGCAGGATCACTTTCTCCTGAAATTCCTGCGACTGGTGCTCGATGTTTGAGAACGTGCCGCGCTCGAGATCGCCGACCAGATGCGGCGGCACGCCGAACGCGCCCGCGATGATGTTCCGCTGCAGCTTGCGGGTGTCGAGGAACTGGGTTTTCTCGTTGTCGACATCGGCTTTCGTCGCCTCGCCGATGCCGAGCGGC